GAATGGAACAAAGACGGCAGACAGCGTTTAGCACAATTAAGAGTAGTCATGCGTGAGATTCAATCGACAATCTACAATAACAAAATATAACATGGAAAACAAAAAAGTTGGTGGGAAAACACCAAGAAAGAGCGGGGCGAAGAGTGCGAGTGCTGAAAAACTTAATGAGCCTATTAAGCACTTAAAACAGCTTGGCGAAATTCAAGTGCAGGACAAAGAAGATTTTTCTAAGTACAATCCGAAAGACTTTGTTGCGCCTGTATTAATGTCAGAGAAAGCATTTGAGCAAATGAGTCAGAATCTTGCGGCATCATTAAAAACAAATAAACTACCCTTCGGTATAGTACTCTTCGCTTTCGGTCACCCGTATTACGCGCATAATGCATACAATTTAGCGGTATCGTTAAAGAGTTTCAATGATGGTATTCACATCACATTAGTAAAAGAAGATTCTGCCTACGGACAACTCGATATTGACCAAATGAGAATCTTTGACAATGCGATCGACTGTAAAGAAGAATGGATTACAGGCAAGAACGGAACAGACTATTACAAAGCAAAGATTCACTTAGATGAAATAACGCCTTACGAGCGCACTTTGTATTTGGACGTGGATATGGTGTGGAATCATCGCAAAAGCCCCTCTGAGGTCTTTGCTGACCTTGACGGGCTCACATTTACAACGGCTAACCGGGGAAGAATCTCGACCATTGACGGAGAATTGAAATCAAGATGGGTTTCGGTCAGTGATTTAAGTAAATACCATGACCTTAGTTATGTATACGATGTATCGAGCGAGTTCATGTATTTTGAAGATACAAAAGTATTTGAAGTAGCGCGCGAGGTGTATGAAGCAAATGAAATGCCTGTTGGGAAATTCGGTAAAGGATTACCGGACGAAGTTTGGATTGCCATTGCCATTGAAAAGACAAATACTCGCTTACACGAAAGCCCGTATATGCCGACCTACTGGCAGCCGTTCTATTTTAATAAATTCCATAACGACGAATTTATGTTGAATCATTTGGCGACCTCAATAGGTGGGGCTTTTGTTCACCCTAGAATCGCTAAGTTTTATAGCCATATTACACAGTCGCATTTTGATAAGATGCGAATAAAAAGAGTACCGTATCCTGCCTTGAGCAAAGCCAAGATACCATTGTTAGAAAGAAAGACAATTTAATGATTGACTTAAAACCGTACCTTCAACAGAATAAACGTCACGAATATTATACGCAGTCTGTAGAACGTTACAACGCTTTGTATTCTCACAATTGCGGAGAGTACACTGATTACATTAAAAAACTGATTGAAGAGCGCAGACCTGCAGAAGATAAAAAGATTCATGCCTACAGGTCAAAAATCTTTATCTCCAATACTACGGGTTACTTTAACCGCGTTATCTCATCGCTTCAGAAGATAAGAAAGTCTTTTGATTACAACATTGCTTTTGAGCCTAGCGATGCTGAAAAGCGTATTCCAAAAGAGGAAACCTTACGGGAATATACTACAGAGAACTATCCGAAATTTACCTCCCTTGATAACTGGTACTGGTCCATTGGAATGACGCAGCAGTTAATTGATTCAGGGGGTGTAATCCTGATGGATGTGGTCAATAAGAAGCACAAGGATAACGAGTTCAGAAAGGTATATTCTTACGTCTATAATTCCAATCAGGTATGGGATTATAAAGAGAATGAATACTATTTTCTTGAAAGTAATGAATATTACGAGTTCATGGAAAAAGGCGTAATTCAGAAAGGGAAAGTTTTCTACCATGTCACGCGGACCAACGTTGACCGTTATTACCAAGTCAATCTAAAGAATGATTTTGCAGTAGAAGAGTATGTGCACGGACTGGGTTACGTTCCCGTTATTTCACTTCACGGAATCGTCGATAAAAGCAACTTAAATAACTCGCTTTGCTCATCGCGCCTTGAGCCGATGTTACCGTTCTTAAAAGAGGCGATACGCGAATACTCTGATTTACAAGCCGAAGTAGTGCAACACGTTCATTCAACCATGTGGGCTGTTTCCGCTAACGAGTGTAAAGAATGTAATGGTTCAGGCGTCATCGTAAAACAAAAGACGGCAGGAGGAAAGGGTGGTAGCAGTAAATGTGGTTCGTGTAATGGTCGCGGTGTTTATCCGTTTGATTCCTACGAACACTTATCATTAAAAGCAGGAACGTTTGGAGAAAGTAATTTTCCGACTCCACCCGCAGGATATATTACCAAGCCAACCGACATTGTAAAGATTCAGGCGGAACGCGTCGTCGGGCATATTCATTCCGCCCTTGCTGCGATCAATTACGAGTGGCTAATGGCGACTCCGCTCAATCAGTCCGGTACAGCAAAAGAAGTGGACCGCTCAGAGCTTAATAACTTTGTGTATGCGGTGGCTGAAGATGCGATACGGGTCATTGACGAAATGTTCAAGATGGTCAATGACTACCGTTATATGTCGTTGATTTCTGAGAAAGAAAAACGGGATGAGATGCTGCCACACATTGAAGTACCGCAGCGTTACGACATCATTACCGATGCCATGATTGCCTCTGATATTAAAGCCATGATTGAGGCAAAGTTCAGCCCTCGTATCGTAGTGGCGACTCAGATAGAGTATATCAATAAACGCTTTCAGGCAAATCCCGACATCAGTAAACAACTTTCGGCTACATTCTTACTTGACCCGCTTTCAGGCACAAACGAAGAGGATTTGAGTATTCAGAAAATGAACGGTGGCGTGGATGAGCTCGATTACATTGTTCACTGTAACATAAAGAAGTTCTTGGAAACCTGCTTGCAGGAGGACAAGGAATTTTTATCGAAGTCATACAGCGAACAGACCAGTAAGATTTACGCATTGGCAGAAGCACAGCTAAATAAAAAGCAAGCTAAAAGCAAAGTAAGTGACATTGTTAACCCGCCCGTATTAAACTAAGGTGGCAATTACCAAAACCATACAAGGACTACTAAAGACCATTGACGACTCGGTATCTGAGTTCGTCGAAGGTCTTTCGCCTATCCAGCAGCAGAATTACCGCAGGATCTTACAGCTAGTAAAACAACTCGATTTACAGGGGCAGAATATCAAGGTCAATGTGAACAACATGAAACTGCTTAGTAAGATTAACGCGGAATTGGAATCAGTAGTAGTATCCGACCCATACGTTAAACAGGTCGCTCAATTTGCCGAAACCTTTACCGCAGTACAGACCTTGCAGAATGATTACTTTGCCTCGCTGAACGTTGGCTTTACTCCAAAGAAAGTATTTGAGGAGTTAAAGAAAATCAATGTTGATACGACCATTGAACTACTGACTGAAAGCGGAATCGGTGCAGAATATACCTCGACCATCAAAGAGATACTAACCACCAATATTACCTCAGGCGGTTCTTATGCTGATATGACCGAAACATTACGCGATGCTATTATCGGAAAGGAAGGCGAGGAGGGAACGCTTGTAAAGTACGCAAGACAGATTTCAGATACCGCAATTAATCAGTTCAATGCAAATTATAATGTCACGGTTGCAAATGATTTAGGGCTGGACTGGTTTCAGTATACAGGGTCATTGATTACTACGTCCCGCGAATGGTGTGAAAAGATGGTAGAAAAGAGGTACTTTCATATATCAGAAATTCCAACACTCTTAAAAGGACTTGTTGACGGTCATCAATGCGCAATAAATCCAAAGACTGGACTACCAAATGGAATGATACCGGGCACAAATGCAAAGACTATTTTCACACTAAGAGGTGGTTACGGTCCTTGCAGGCATCAGATATTCGCTACTATTACCGAGGGTGTGCCGAAAGAGGTGAGAAACAGGATAGAGGAGCAGGCTGTAAAGGATTTTACGAAGGAGTAAAATCTTAGCCTCCGCCCTTACCCAGCGATTTTATAAATAAAATCTTTTCACGAAATAAATTGTATATTTGTATTCAGTAACGTTCTTTGCCTCCGCACTTACCCAAGACTTGAAGTACTACGTGTGATTTGATTTTCCTAAGTCTGCACGTTTCGTGAAAAACGAAACTACTGCATCCAAAGTCAAATCAAATCGAGCCCGAAAACCTCAGGAAAATAATTAGCATACGCACAGTCCAACACGCCTGTAACGCTTATTGATAATGCTTAAAATAAAAAGGCGGACTCTACTAAAGTCCGCCCCAAACTATAAAAGTAGTTTTTCGACTAGGATGTATGCTAAACTCAGAATAGCAATTAGTACGTCTTTGTCGATGCTGAAGTTGAATTTGAACTTCATTTGTTCGGCAGCATCGGATGAACCCGCTGCCAAAAGTGAAAACACATCCGGCAATAGTAAACTTGCAACACAAGAGGCGTTGCAACAGAGTTTGGATAAGGGTGGCTGTTTAAGAGCCACCTAAATCCCGTTACTAAAAGTGAAGGTAATAAAAGCGGCTTAGTTTGCCCTTATGGGGCAATGTCATTCGCTCAGCTACTTTAACATAATGCAAGTACATTATAGGACAAAAGAGGCTGCGAAAATTTTGTAGAACAGAACTTTAAAAAAACCATCGGCATCCGCCGTCCCATAATTAGACACTATGTTAAGTAGCCCATCGCTCCATGTTTTACGTTGAACTCTTTTGATTTTTAAATTAAGGAATTCAACGATACTGGGTGTGACAATTATAGTGAAGGGTACTTTTCGTTATTGTTTATGACTTGGGATTTTTAAACAGATAACTGTTAAAATCCATGGCTATGACAAAATCCCAAAGATTCCGTCTTAATGTATCTAGTATCTTCTTTTTTATTCTTGGGTTCTACCTTTATAAATTGTGCTTTTGCTCCTAGCATGGAAATAAAAACTTTGCTGTAACCGCTCCGCCCAAAAAAGAGCCGATTAACTGTATCACAAATTTCAGGTTGCCGTCTTTTTGAATCCAATACCTTTTAAACATCCACCTGAATCTCATCTTTAAAAACTTACTTGCTCTGCAATAAACTATGTTGTATTGATATAGTTTTCCATCAGATTCTGTCGTGAAATAAGTATTGTATCCGTAATCTGCCCATCTTTCAATATCGAAGTCCTCGCAATATTCTACCTCGTGAAACATTTTCCCGTCCATTGACATTTTCCCTTTTATTAATTCCACTTCATGTTCATGGCGATTCCAAAAGTCGCCAAAGTCATCGCAAAGACAAACCATTATTTTCATAACGATAAATATACTACTTTTCTTTGTCGCTTCGCTCCTTGCATTTCCTTAGGAAATACTTTAGGTTGCAACATGAAAGATTCAAAAGAAGACTACGCCTTTACGGTTTTTAGAACGCTTTATTATGTTCATCGAATACACAAATGGACATTTTTACAACGATATAAATTACGGTCACTAATCGGTGAGCATAAACATTCAACATCTGATGATTCATATACATTCTATAATAAATTATTGGATGCTTATAATAATGGCGGTAATGCTATGGATAAGCATGAGGTTAAAAATAAAGAATACTGTGTAAGATATGCTCACAAAAAATTAAAATGGATAATAAGGACAAAAAAATTAATTGCCTTTGGAAATCTATTTGAAGCCGTTTCTAAACCATTCGTATTGATTATTTCGTTTGGCTCTCTTGCGATAAGTTATTATACCTACAAATCCACGACAAAAAGCATAGACCAAATAAAACAACAAATAAACATATCTCAAGTGCAGATAAACGACTACAACGCAAAGAATGAAACGACAGAGAAATTGAAATTACAGAAGAGCATAATGCAAACGAATACGGCAAAGATTGATACATCCTCGAAATAACTCTAGGTAAATCCTCCGACCACCTTTCTGCCAACAAATGTTTTAGGTGCTATCCTACTCGCATCCACCGCACCGTCCCTAGCGCATCCATTATTTTCCTTCGACCCGCTTTTAAAATCTCCTTTGTCCTTGCGAAAAGCAAGTCCAACCGATTTTAACGGGGTGTGTTTTCGGGCTAATATCATGCGCATTGAGCGCAGAAAATTCTTCATTTGACGAGGTTTAGTTTTTTAAAGTTACTCAAATATTCGTCTCAATCAATACATTCAACTCATCATTAAACTCTTTTGTGTAGTCCTGCAAAGTCAGTCCTTCAACCAGTACGGGCTTACCATCCTCTAGTTTCTGCTGACCCTCTTCGTAAACAAAATACTTTAGCTGCATATCCATTAGTGATTTTTCAATGGATTCAATTTTGATTTTGTTGTGACGGTAAAAGTCTTTTATCTTTTGACGATGAAAGACCTCTAAGATAGATCCTGAGTAAGAAGATAGTTCTCTGTGGTAGTTCCACAATTGAAGTTTGGTTAGTTGCATAGTTTTTATTTTCTGAGTCTGTAAATTGCACGTTTTAAATTAATATTCTTACTAGACCTTGCATTTGTAAATAAATATTTTTTGTAAATATAATACCTGTCGATGGATTTTAGGTGCGATGAAATATAATTATATATAACAGACCTATCAAATTCAACAGCCGTACCCGACTGAGACATTTGTGATTCAACAGAAGAATTAAAAATATCATTTAATATTTCAGACTCAGGCTTCACTTATTCAGTCCTTTCATTTCCGCCCATTCTTCAATAATAAGATTGGTCGCCTCTTCGATACTTGACTGATGTTTGATTTCTATTTGCGCCTTTACTTGTAGAACAAAAATTTTATTATCAGGGCAAAAACGGATTTTGTGTACCGTACAATTTTCATTGTCTTCGTTTCTTTCTTGAGCCATATTTTATTGGTGCATGATGACCCTGTAAATATACAAAACGCCTCTGTAAAACACTAAGGTAAAGTATTTTTGTTGTAAACAATTTACACAGCTACATGGCAACATTAGGAGAGTTCGTAAGTACCCTTGCAAAGAATGCAGGAGTAGATTTAAACAGTGATGATTTAAAGGGATGGTTATCGAGCCCTGAATTATCAAATGCACCTTTTCCCGATTCAATAGCGCAGGGAATCAATAATGGACTTCTTACCGTTGATTCGGCAAAGAACCATTCAGACATTAAGAAACACTTTTTCGGAGTCTATGCAACCGACCAAGATTTACAACTGAAAAAAACATTAAAGCAGTTAAACATCCCTGAGGAGCTTCACAGTGAAATTTTGAAAGCTGAAGGCGTATATAACCGCCACTCGGTACTCGCTACTAAAATAGCGGAACTCGAAGCCAAAAAAGCAGGGGCGACAGGAGGGGATAAAACAGAATTGAACAACCAAATCGCTAAACTCAATAAGCAGATTACCGATTTGAACCAAGAATACGAAGCAAAGATTGCCAACACCGCAAAAGAGAAAGATGAACATTGGGGAAATCTGCTTCGCAACAACGAATTAAAAACATTCTTCGGGCAGAACTTTGAGTATGCCGGAGAATTTCCAAAAGAATTAATGCTGGACACGGCCATGATTGCCTTCAACCGCGAATTGAGCAAGAATGGTTTCGTCCTAAATTATAGCCCCGATAAACCGGGACAATTCAGTCTAGTTAAGCCTGACGGTACAGTTCCTTACGATCAAAACAAGCCCATTGAACTAAAGGACCTTGCCACAAGAGTTTTAGCAGAGAACAAATTATTAAAAGTCAGTGGTACACCTAATACTGGTGCACCAAATCAGATTCCAAATTTTGTACCTCAGGTGCAGAATGGCGGAGCTCCCGGACCTGATACGTCTGCTTATCAAGCAGCACTTCAACAGGCAGCCGTGGACAACTCGCGCGTCAATTAAAAACTCTCTAAACTAAAATGGCTAACGGCTTATGCCCATATGTGCTACAGGATTTATCCCGTATCGCAGGTGCAGCAACTCCACAATACAAGGTGGATATGCACGGACTAATTGAAATGCTTCACACAGCAGGCGACCCTAACGCAATCAAAGTTGGTGGTGAACCTACAGGACACAAGAAAGAGGTTCGTATCTCTTTCCGTCAACGTTACACAAAAGCTCAGACAGATACGTCTTTGTCTTGTGACCAAGTTTTAACGCCTTCACGAATCGAAGACACTGTTTCAGTGGGCAACGTTCGTCAGATTGCAGTACATATCCCGGATGAATTAGTAGCTACCTATTGTGAAGATGCATCAAGACGTGTTCTAATCCCTAATGCAATGCCTTCTTCAACGGTGGCAGCAGAAGTACTAGATAACATCATGTCGGCTGCAAACGCGCTTCTACAGGCTGCTAACGATGACCTTTGGGCATTGACAGTATTTGGTAAGAACAGAGCGGCTACAAGCAACTCTATGCAGCCTCAAACGGTGAATTTCCCGAAAGATGCATCAGTACAACCAGTAACAGACGGTATCACTAAGATTCTTGCTGACTACGGAAAGAACAACCTATCAGGTCGTCCTCAGGTAGTGGGTATGGGAATCGGTTACAATGCTTGGTTACAACAAGGCTTTAAAATGCCTGACTTTGCCGGGGTGAATTCAAAAATCGCTTTCGCAGGAACAGACTTTTATCCTGACCAAGACATCGACGCTATCAAAGGCGCAAACAGTCTTGCCGTATTTGAACCGGGTTCTATCCAATTCGTACAATACAAGCGTTACACAGGATTCAAAGCAGGTGTTAAACCGGGCGGTTCAGAATTCGGTATGCTTCCGCTTCCAATGTACGTGAACGGAGTAGTAAAACCTGTATGGTTTGATTACCAATACAAATACTACGATTGTCCTACTACATTGACAGATGCTTATTCAGGTCAGTCTGTGAACGTTGACAAAGGATATTCTATCATCCTTTCTTTGACATTTGGTCTATACCAAATCTCTCCTAACGCTTATAACGGTGGCGACGCAAATCGCGCTGTAACAGGTGCTCTTCTTTACACTGCGTCGAACAACTGTGATACGTGTAACTGATGATTACGTGTCTGACTGATACAATCGGACTAGCTGGATGCGGGAGCTCAACTCCCGTGTCCGGCTTGTACGTAAATTCCCTCCCCGGCATTTCTATTAAAAGTATAGAGATACTTGCGGACGCTGAACAGCGTACGTATTTAGGGGTGTGGGATGATGTTCAAGTCAGAGCAGATGCGTGGTTAGAATCGGAGGCGTTGAATCTTTGGAATAAAAAATACAAGATTCATTCGGTCACAGAGAACATAGATTTAGGTACAGTAGTCGATACTGCAACCACAACAGCGAATGCGCCGGAATACAGGGGATTAATATTTGACCTCGACCACACACTAGGTGAATCTAATTATAAAAGGTCGGTCTTGCAGAGTCACTATTTTCAACTGTTCCGGTTCTATTCGCCAATTGTTCAGGCGGGAACGGTAATAAAGTTATTTGACAAGGATACCAATACCCAAGTAGATTCATTCTCAAAAGATGTGGTCATCGGATGGAACACTATTCAAGTGAACAAGTTCTATTCGGCACGAAGATTATTTGTAGGGGTGGATTCTACTAATATCTCTTCAGTTTCGCTTACCATAGATGAGAATTCGACCTGTTGTGATTCCTGCGGGGCTCACATTGAAGGAGCTAAAATGACCATCGGAGCGGACACTTCTACTATTACGGAAGGGCAGAATTCGTTTGGATTGTCGGTTATTTACGGTGTACGGTGCAGATACAACAATGCCATTTGCACAAATCAGGATAAATTCTATCTTGCAAGGTGGTATAAGCTAGGCTCGGAATTAATGCAGGAGCGTTTGACCTCAGAAAGACGAAACTTTCTGACCATTCAGCGCGAAGAGGCAAAACAGCTTAAAGCCATGTATGATATGGATGCTATGGATGCGTTGAAAAATGCCGTCGATGGAATCTCTTTGGATGAATCGGATTGCTGTTTGGATTGTGATTTTCCTGTCATGGTCACTACGGCAAATAATTTCTACTAACATGAAAAGATGCAAGGGCGGAGATTGTTTTCCAATCGGACCGACCAAACCTAGAAAATGATAAAAGTAACGTTGAATAATTTAGGAAAACTCAGTGCTTATACTGCCTCTGTATTTCGTAACGCTATTCAACCAAACGGGTTCTTTAAAGATAAATTGGTCCGCGCAATCGCTATCTCAATCGGTGGTGATGTCAAGGTCAGGGTTCATCAGGACGGAATCAAATCCGACGGGTCACCAATAGGGACATACGAAAATCCTTATTTAAAACTACGTCAGGATAAGTACAATAGAACAAGCGATACAAAGATGATTTTCTCTTTGACATCGCAAATGGAAAACGATTTCAGTATCATAGCAACCGACCCGATAAAAACGGAAAGTGGCTACGGTCTTGGATTCAAAAATAAACGCAACATGGAAATTGCAGATGCATTACAGAACGGACAGAAAGCAAGCACAGTAAAAGAGTACACGCGCAAGTCAAAGAAAGGTCCGGTCAAAGTCAAATCACATGACAGGAAAGCAGTAGCAGGAAAAGGCGACGTATACAAGTTAACGGAAGGTGAAAAAGAAAAAGTAAAGACACTTGCCAATGCGTATGCCAATCAGTTCATTGAAGATATAAATAATGCCAAATCTTAGTAAAGTAGTTTCTTTGATTAACGATAAACTGAAAATAAATTCTTTGAATAGAATGGCTTTTCAGGATGGCAAATATTACGGGCTTGCTCAGTCGGTGGCAAAGTATGATACCGACAGGAAAGAAGCAGAACCAGTAATCTATACAGGCGGACAAGAAGTAAGATGTTTTATTGACGACACTTTTCCGTTTCAAATCTATCACAGGGTAACATCGCTACCCATCAGTAAACCAAAGGACCTAAACTTTGGCGACGGAAATACCGGGATACTTGAAACTGCTAATATGATTGCAGTAGTTTATGGAGACCCGGAGATATTAAAGATTGACCAGTACGATTTATCTTATCTTATCGTTGCAGGGATACCTAGTGAGATTTCAAAAACGGATCTCGGTAATAGTAAGATTCAGAATATAACAATAGTACCACAGAGCGTGAATTTAAATTCCGTTTCTGTATATCAGGGCGAATATCAGTTAGCGGAATATCCGCTAAAACCTCAGTCTATCTACTTCGCGGTAAATTATCAGATAGAGATTTCATCCGACAAGAAATGTTTGTCTTGTCAGGATTGTTAAAACCCCAATCTAAATCATGTCTATTTACTATCCTACCAACCAATGCGGTACAGGGACGGAAGCGGCGTATGCGTGTAATCCATGCCCGGATAACGAGTTTGGACGTATTCGCTCAGTAGCATACGTTAAAACAACGTACTACTCAACCCTTGTCGCTGCCGGAGTTTCTGTGTCTGCGGCTTGGACAGCAGGAATTCTTAGCGGAAACATCATTGTGGTATGGGAAACGAAAGGCTCTTATGATGGCGGAACACCTACCGAATTACCGGGATTTGGTGACGCTGCTTTCTTAAATGGCGATACGACTCATATCCTTAACTACGAGGACCGCAACTACGCTGACAACTGCGACTTTTACAACGACAAGAAAAGTTCTACTTCTTGGATTGGATGTTACAGGACAAAAAGCTACATACATTTCACAACTTCACCTATTACCATCACTGCTAAAAACGCAGTACAGGACGATGATAAATCTATCCTGACATGGCAGGTGCAATGGAAATGGACGTATTCTGATTCTCCATGCCCATCAACTACTCCAGTAGGAATATTTGACGCTTGTTACATCAACCAATGATAAACGGGGGAGTTTGATTATTCCCCTGTTTCATTTTATCTCTAAAACTTAATGGCGACAATCACAGGCGACGGAAATTACCTCGTAATCAACGAGGGCGGAATCAATACGCTCTGTATTCCCAAGGGAATGACGGTGCTTCGTGTTGACGGAGATTACCTTGAAATAGAACACGACGGACAGTATCGCACCAAGTTATTATACTCGGATGTGACCAACCCGTCTACTGCAAGTGCTTCCCTTTTGCGGGTAGCAGTTAAAAACATTCTTAATACATAAACTAAGATGCCAACATGGGCTATAACCGACGATACTAAATCTATTGCAATCGCACAAGATGGTATTGTTGTCAAGAATATAGATAAAGATATTGTAGTGCTCAGAATCATTCCCGCTAATACAGGACTGAATACGACCACTACGGATGTTCTTTCCATTGAGCATGATGGAGAATATGCTACACGAATTCCTTATAATGATGTGACGGTTTCAGGGGTAAGCCCAAGTTCGGCAGATGATTTCAGGACCAAAGTATTAACGATACTGAATAACAATTCATCAGGCGGCAGTTCTGCATCCATTACCGTCAACCAATCCGTTGCCGTCCAAATGGAAGGGGCAACAAGCGGTCAGACCTACCCCGTAGAGAATCAATGGTACATTATCCAAAACATTTCCATCACAGGCGTTGACCAGATACGAACCATCGGAGTCATTGACCAAACCACAGGAAACGGAATCTTTAGTAAGAATGCAGAGGCGTATGTGACCGCCCTTTCTACCTATGTTCCTTGTACATATGATGTGGGGACGAATACAATAAGCGGAGATTATGTTGTGTATGCCGCGAATCTATCACAAGCAAGTACGGGCGCACCAACAGTTGATTTAGAATTAAAAAATCTTATGGGCGAAACTCCAACTTTTACACATGAAGGAAGTGGAGAATATCGACTTAATACATCAACATTTATTTTTCCTGAATTTAAAACAAGGCCGTATTATAATTTGATTGGTTCGGGGTCGGGATCAATATTTTCCGCAAGAACGGTTTATGTTAATAGAAGCACAGATAATAGAATGATTATATATACAGGTATTATAGCAGATTCTAGTAGCGATGACTTGCTTGACAATACATATATAGAAATAAAAATAAATTTTTAAATAAATAAAAAATGACAAAACAAGAAATGGCAGCAAGACTGCTAGAAGACCAAATGGCAAATGCACTTTTAGGTGTTCAATGTGTTCAGATGAATTCTAACGACATCGGTAAATGGGCAACTACAGCAGTTGATAAAGCCTATCAGGCATTAGAACTCGAAGACACAGAGGAGAATGGAACTGAATCAGTTTTTGAAACAACAAAATCAATGCTGATTACAGAAGTGAAAAATTCTCTATAAATGAAAACAACCATCAAAGAATGGATATACTGTTTACCATTAGCGTTAACGGTATATCTGTTCCTTGAGAGTATAAACTAAAAACTAACATGGGAAAGACAGATTTTAAAATAGGGGATATGTTAGCCCTGAAGCATGATAAAGAAAAAATATCAAGAATGTTAGTAGGGATTTCAGAGCGTCCTAATGGTAAAACATATTGCCTTGCTCAAGGAACAACTGAAACATGGCACTACGATATTGAACTGGAAAAAGTAGAAGAAAATCAAAAGAATATTAAAGGTTTTAAAAGTTAACAACATGGGAAAGACAAAGAATATAATTTTAGGAATAATCACAGCGATTTTAATGTTTGTGATTGCGGCAAGCGGGCAGACAACGACGCAAGTCTATAAAGTCAATCGTACTTTTCAGGTCGATTCAATTTCAACCACTACGATAAAGCCCGTACATGATACGGTATGGATTTACCCTGATACGGCTGCGATACTTGCGTTAAAATGTTCAACGGTTACAGACCCACCAACTACTAAACCAATACTTAGAGTTCTTTATGTAGGTTCGGAGTTTGCAACTATATTTAAGAACGCAAGTCAGGCAGTAGCATTAAAGAAATATTTAAAGGATTATAAATACAACGGTGTTTCTTATTACGGACTTGGTTCTATCTCAAGTTCGGAATGGCCTACACTACGGGCTTTTAATGAAGATTTAAGAACGAACTACGGAATCATTTTAATTGAGGCAACCGCTTCAACATCATCGAGCTTTCAAGGTGCACGTACACAATTCAACCAATCATGTACAAACGATAAGCAAAAGTTTGACCGCTTCAACATGGAGCGTGAATATTGGAATGCCGACCCTAACGGCGACGGTGCTCATTCAGATGCCGAAGTTTTAGCAGCGTGGAAAGCAGATTCAGTTGAACTGATTAAATCGAAAGCGGCAGCAAATACAATCGGTGTTTCTTTTACGTGGTATCATGGGTGGCCTTTAAAATCACAACTACCAATTCATTTAGTAAAGTCGCAGGACGTTAT